CAAGGTGCTCAAGCGTGCAGCTCCGATGTTGGGCGGTATCGCGGGTGGTCTCGCGCTCCCCGGTGTCGGTGCGTTGGCAGGCTCTGGGTTATCCAAGATCTTGGGTAACGATCAGCACGCTCATTCGGCATTGCAACAAGCGCATGCGAAGGGTGCCTCGTATCCACAGACGAAGCTGACCCCTCCCCAGTCACGTGTGACGCTATCTGACCTCATCAAGACCATTGGTGATCTCAGGTCAGCGGGCGTCTCACTGGGCTGAGGCGATTACCTCGCCACTCACGCCGCACCGGCGGCGTGGGTGTCGATCTAAATAGACAGCGAAGAAAGAAGGCAAACTTGCCCGATAATGATGAGAAGGATCTCGAGTTCATACCATCCATCCTCCCCGTAATGTCGAAGCCCATCAGGGCCAAGACATACGACTTCCCACCGCGGAACAACGTCGTGATCGTCCCCGTCAGCGAGAGACCACAGCGCATGGTGTTGTCAGCGTGGGTGAAGGCACTCAGCGGGAAGTGGTCGTCTAAGGAAGTCCGTATCAAGCCCGGCGACCCGCCGCGCGATTCAGACGCATCCAAGCCCGATGAACCGGGCGTCGTACCGTCAGTACCATCAGCAGAATGATTGATCGAGAAAGAATAGAACAGCGACATGATTGTAAAACACCTTCCAATTGATTACAGCCGTACCATCGGCTTCTATCGCATTTCGAGGTACAACCTCGAATGCGCCATCGTCGAGACGACGGTCTCACTACTCGCATCACGCCTCAGCTACCCCACCATTACAGCACAGATGAGGGCGCTTGGTATCCTGAACACCAAGCTCCTCAAGTTGGCCAAAGATTCAGTCGGCGCACCAAAGGCCGAAGACATCCTCCGGGTATGCGTGCTCTCCGGCAAGGGACTTGCTGCGTTAGCGTCAGCATTCACGCACTGGGCTGTCAACTCAAGAACGAAGATTGGTGAGGGCTGGGCGTCGCGGGAGATCGCCGCAGCCGCCACCACTGAAGTCGTTCGAGCTATCGACCCTGATTTCATGCCAGATCGGGAGATCCTAGACTTCGTTATGTACGCTGTTCCGGGCACGGGCCCCGAACGATCGGAGCGCGAGGCAGTGGCGATAGCCTACCAACTCACAAGGTTCGCCTTTCTGTTCTCCGGTTCGAATGAGACCGGTCCAGCAGCCGCCGCGGTTCGCATATTGCTGGTCGACCTCTTGGGCTGGGTGAGGCACGCACTCGCTGAGAAGACCTCCGCACCGCAGGTTCTCACGGCTGGTCGGGTCGACGAGGCGCTCGCAGCTCGTATCAGCACGCTGCGCGATATGGCAGGCTTCACTTTAGGCATGAACCTCAGTGCGACTCAACAGGTGACGCGTCACTTCCTTCGATGGCTCAAAGATCCTTGGATCAAGTCAATCTCCTATGGTAAGCAGGCGGACAAGTTCGATCGCATGATCATCTCCTTCGAAGAGAGAACTCCGTCGCCTGGTCCTTTCACGTCATTGTCGTCCCTAAACGTCACGGACGCCTATGACATGGAGATCATTGAGCTCGACTCGCTCGTCGCCCTGATCCCACAGCCCACCGTGGCGCTACCTCGAGCTTACTCAATGTATCGTAAGCCACTCTCTGTAGATATGAGGTTCCCGCTTCGCATCGAGGAAGAGGGGCTGGCGAAATGGCTGGACGCCGGGTGGCGCATGGTCCGTCTCACACAAGAAGCGGCCACCCTTTTCACCATTCCCGGTGTGGAGAGTCTTCCTACAATCAACGTCACGGATCGCTTTCCTGCTTTCCGTGGTGAGGGGGGCATTGCGGGCATTGACACCGTTACGGGTATACCCATCATCACGCCCTCGGACCCAAGTGTCAATTGGCCAACCTCTGATTGGGCGCTGTTCGGTCTCGACTTCGATCCAAACTGCTTCCACACCAGGCAGTTCATCGTCGAGCACATCGCCGCGCACCCTCTTATTCCCGTCAGGTTGAGCGGTGCAACACCAGAGTCGTACTTGGAGGAAGCCCCGAGCATCCAGCCCGTTCTCAAGGCGTTGGATGAGGCTAGAACCCTACTCCCCATGGAATTGGCGAGCATCGCCATGATGTGGGGGATGACCCTCCCACGTCTCGTCAAGCAGTATTCGTTCCTCCCGAACGATCCGTCCCTGGTGACATGGCGCGCCATCGCAGAGGCATTGAGGTTCATCGGTGTGCTGACGGTCAATGAGCAGATCGTCGAACCGTTCAGCCGCCACTGGTATCACGGGATTCGCTTCAACAAGTTATGCTTCGCGCAGCCTTTCACGTTCATTAACACTGAAGTTATGGACAACGGGAATCGCATCGGTGGTGTCGTAGCCGTGTTCCATCCGTTCAAAGCCATTCCGACTTCAGCTCGTCTGTCAGCCATGCCAGACAAACTCGCGACGGTGCTCACCGAACGTGACAACTCTGGGCTCCCTCTCTTGCAGTGGATAGATACGTCAGAGGTGGGTCCATCCAACGTAGAGATAGTTGGCTGGATGAACGGAGAAGGCACGATCGACGTCTTCCTCGTCGAGTCGGTTCCGATAGCCCCTCGTCCGTTCTTCCTTACTGCCGCGACTGACGTGGGCCCGATGGGAGGCCGGTTCTCCAACTTCGCGATGGATGCGTCCGAACCAGTAAAAGAGGCACTCCCTCCCCTCTTGCCGCCGCCGGCTGGAGCGTATTCTTACATCGATAAGGCATGATGGTAATGAGTGGGGTGTTTTACCAACACCCCACTCGTGTCTGAGGATTATGACTGAAATTAACAGCGACAAGACTATATTCGCGAATGACGATACGTTCTTCGCGACAGCGGAGGCGTGGGATCTCCATCGCATGTCCGCCCGCGCCCCAACTTTCACCCGCGCGCCATCGTCAGAGCCAGTGTCCGCTCAGGATCTCGGCCTTGATCTCGTGCGCGTATCCAGACCCGACAGCTGGCGCTTCGCGGCCCCACCAAGTGCAAGACGAGACCCACGGCATCCTGATTTCTCTCGTTTCCATCCCGAGAGTCTCGTTTTAACGTCTGAATCAGCGGTTGACGCCGCACTCAACCACGCTCGTGATGTTTATGATTACATGGCCCCGCGAGCTGATTCGGCCCTGCGCATGTCGGAACTCGGCTCCCAAGGCAAGTTCACGATCCAACGGGGGGTCTACGGGGCGTGGTACGTCCAACGCCTATCCGGCGGTTCCCTGGCGACCACACTACCCCTGGTGGTCCAGAAGATCGTCGAAATGATCGCCACGACGTATCGGATGTACAGTGGAGGTAGAAGATCCCCATCACGTCCCGACCCCGCGGACACCAATGGAGGTTGGCCTACTTTCGTTCCGCATCCGATGGCTAAGATCGCCGGAGCCATCATCCGGGAGCCGTCATTTAGCGAGACACGGGACAACGCGGTCTCACTAGCCACTGACCTGGGCATTCCGATCCAATCGTGCCTCGCCAACGGGCTAGGCGGCCGCTCTGGTCCAGCATATAAGGAACTACCCGTGCACCGGTTCACCGGCGCCGGGTGGGAGGAGGTCGGCTCGTGGCAGGGGTATTCTCAGCGGAACAGGATCATCCACATGTCGAGCTCAGCCGTTAACCACGGTCTGAAGCGCCTTTTCACGTTGTGGCATGAGTGTCGCAGGTACATTCCAGGTCTATGGCACTCCGGCGATCTTGACTTCGTCGCTATGAAAGGGTGGAAGTACACATACGAGTCCGATATCTCAGGCTTCGACGTAAGCGTAACCCGCGAGCTTCAGACGTTAATCGCCTGGCACTTCGGTCAACTGTTTCCTGAGATGCTGGCTGATCTCGATTTCTGGCTACATTCCGAGACCGTTCCAATGGTTGCGCCCGCGTGGGACCGGTCTTTTAGCGCCTGTACGATCATGTCGTTCTTCGGGGGCACGAGGTCTGGCCTCAAGACGACAGCGGAAGCTGGCATCTTGTACTCACTGGCCGCCGCTCTCTTTGCTCTGTTCAAACAGGGAGTGGACATCTGGAAGTGGCCCAACATTCCAGGTGTCGCGCTTCTGATCCAGGGCGATGACGTTCTAATCGGGACCAACCGCGAACTGAATACCGAAGGTTGGTCCGATGAGTACGCACGGCTCGGCCTGCGCTCCGAGCTGGTGGTCGGCGATATGTTCTTGAGCCGACACCACGACACTGAACACGTTCCCTTCCCCAGCGCAGGTCGTATTGTACAGCAGACACTATCGAATGAACACGAGCAGAAGGGAGACCCCGAGATCACGAACGGAATACTTGCTCTAGGTTTCATCGCTCGAACTGAGAACTGTGAACACCTCCCCCCTGATCTTCGACATCACGCTGGGCAACTATGCGAACACGCCACCTGGATGCACGGTTACTGCAACGGTTCCGATTTCCAGGACCTGTCACTGCTCAGGACGCGCTTGAGCACCTCCTCCGCTGTTGCGGCGGACATCGCAACGGCGCTTGAGGCCGCGAAGAATCTCCCATGGCTCATCAAGGAAATTCGCGATCGAGAGCATTCTCCAGCCGCGGAGATGCTGGCCCGATACGTCGAGACGCACAGACCTGAACTCCTGCGTAACCCAACCAGTCTCGATCAGGCAGTGGAAGACATAATCGCCGATCTAAGCACCCGACCTCGATCTGAGCGCCTGAGGCTTAGTGCGGTTTACTCGAGGACCGTGATGTCCGATCTCGAGGCATCAAACTTAGAATTGGCGACCCTATTCATTGCGTCGGGTCACGACGCCACCGTAATACCAAAGGCAGCATGAACACTAAGCGACAAACCAGCATCTATGCGAGCGATGAGTTTCGGAAACAAGAGACTCGTGCTACGCTGAAATCCATCATTGACATGCTCAAGTCGGACCCAGATCTGAGGAATGAGCTTCATCAGATTCTTAGCCCCAGCGGGGAATCACCACCAGCAGAGGTCGTTGTGATAGAGGAAATCCCCGTGACGCTCGTCCCCCCCGTGGAGCCTGTGCTCCCCGTTGAGAGTCTCTCTCCCGTCCTTGGCCTCCCCGCAGAAGCCATCGCGGACATAGCGGTCGCCGCGGTCTCACCTGAGATTGGCGACCACCTCTCAGTCGAAGCCCTCACGCCGCCCCAACCATCCGACACGGCTGAGTCATACATCATGAACGTGGTGAAGCCAGCGGGTTGGGATCCCATCACATGGGCTACCGCCGTCCTCGCCATCGTTGCATGGTCTTGGCCAGCGGATCAGGTCGCACTCGTAAAGGCGTGGGCGGCTGAAACCATTTCAGACGCTGAAGCGTAACCTCACCAGCGGCACTTGATCGCGTCGCGAGCCGTGTGCTCGTCGCTGTCACCGGTCGGGCATAGCCTGGTAAGCCGGCCCGTCCACTCGCACCCCATCAACGCTATCGGGTGCCGCGAACTCTTACC